AGCAAATTTCTCAACCGCCTGCGGAACGTCCACCTTGAAAAGTCTGCCGTCACGGGCATTTTTCGTGTCTGACGTTCACCTACGACCGCGAAAACACTTCTCAAGGTGCACCTTAGACTGCGGTTTCAAAACCGCGGAAAGCCCCGCACTGCGGGGCTTTGTGGCCGGGCCGTGGGCGCTTGCGACTGCGGCCCTTTATCTTGTGCTAAAATCGAACGGCCTTCACCACTCAGAAAACCTTCCTGTAAAGTTCGGCTTTTCGCTCAAAATCGTTCCCGCAACTATCGCCAAAAAGTTACCGCCACAATGCTGTTCCAAACCGCTTCTCATTCCGTTTTTCAACTTCTCGCACAAATGGCCCACGTTCCCCTTCACCGGTGAGA